AAAAGCCTCACTTTCTCCGAATCTTCTTCCACAACTTCATCCTTCAAACACGAACGCACCCACACACCAAGGTAGTGCCCATCTTCAAGATGTTTATCAATAATCTTGAGATATTCCTCGGCTTTTGGAGTTAATCCATATCGTTTGCGGCCATCCGGATAAGGGTCCAATCGAACAAATAGACCACTATCTTCCTTCGTTCCACCTGGTAAACCAGCTGCAGTGTTCATTTTAAACTCTTTCATGTAGAGAGAGCCCGGAACACCATTTATGGCTTCATCAAGTGTCAAAGGCCGACACAATTCTGGATGTTTCCTGATGTGAGCTTCGAGCGCCGGTTTTATTTGATTCCAATAATCCTCGACGGCCCATTCAAGTGACTCAGGGGGTACTTCCCAAGCTCCTTCGGCGACAAATTTCAGAGCTTTGTTGTGGTGTTTCCAAGGTTCTTTGAGATAGGGAGCTTTCCACTTACATTTCACTCCCATGTGTTTCTCAATGGAATCACTAAGCATGGATTTACGGACTCGCGATCTGTAGCGTACAAGATCGGTGTTGTGACCTATAACTTCCATACACGGATAAGGATCCATCTCTCCCTCTTCAAACATTTGGGTTTTGGGATGGGGTCCAGGTCCATGTACGAGTTTCTGACCAAAGCGAGTCGTGCACAGATCATGCATCTCCGGTGTAGTAATATAGTTCGGAAGCTTTTCAAGTCGTTTGAACGCTTCTTCATACTCACTGAAGAGAATCTCTTGTGCATAACCCTTCCTGGAGGTCAGTCCGTGGGGTAATCCAGCTATGTGAAATCCAATAATTGCTCCATCTCTACGATCTGAGAGAATGGGGCAACCACAGAAACCCTTCTTTGTCTTGGTTGAGATGTACATCTGACCGCGTCCACAACTGAACTCTCCACAAAACACTTCCTTCTCGTATTTTGCATTGAAAGTTTCAGTTTTGGTCTCATTGCCTTCTCGATATACAAGCTGGGATTTGATGCAATCCTCACCCGTATTCTTGGGTAAGAGATAATCAATTCCCTTTTTCAACTTCGGACATTTTGAAACACGTAACAAAACTGCGTCCTTGGTACCAATTCTCATCATACTCTTGGCATAAGCGCGGACTTTAAACTTTCCGCCCTTGCACTCATACCGAAGGTCGAGGTACTCAAGGATCTCCTCTTTGTCGACGTTCTCCTTGAAGAAGTGTCGAGGTATCAGCATGACTCCTGGTCGTGTAAACACAGCAAAAATTTTCCTTTCTTTTCCATTTACTGTGGCATACACATCAACCATGGCTTTGCCGATCGCTTCGACAGCCTCGGAGTTGGCATGATTGGCTGGTTCTTGTGGTTGTGCAACCACTCGAGACCAACTAAACCAGTCACTCCAAGACTTGGTGTTTTCATCGCGCTTGAGGTCGGCCTCTGGGATGGATCTCATTGAGTTCCATATCATAAGACCTGTAACAATTGCTCCGACAACACCAACTGCTGTAGGGAGAAGGTGATTGTACTCTGTTGGGTGTCGTCTCGCTTTATCATAAACACTCTTTTGAAGATGAGGATCACTTGCGCATCTCTTCTTCAAGTCCTCATAACGCTGGGTGAATCCCATCCAACGTCGAAACCACATGTAGAAGAACATAGTGAGTGTGATAAAAATACATGCAATAGTGGGTGCTAACCACCATTCATAAGTGCGAGCGACGAGTACCGGAACCAGTTTCACTCTTGTGAAGTACCAAGGTATGCAGAGGTAACCTAATAACCGTTGCCAGTAGTAAATGTCTA